TCAAAGTCAGACTTTGCGAACACAGACTTATATCTAATAGACTTAGACTCATCTCCATCTTCCTTCGTCTTCTTAACAACGAACATCACAGAGGCGGCTGCCTTGATACCTTTAAGGTCAGTTCCCTTAACACCAAAGAATTTCTTACCTTGATGGAATCCAGCAAACGCTTCACCTTTACCAGAAGCTGATAGCACATCATAGTTCTGACCAGTATATTCACGATTTGTTACAAAATTAAACATAATTATTCCCTTTCTTTTTTAATTATGTCTCTATAGTACCATTGTTTTGAAAACAAGTCAAGTGTTATTTTATTTTTTTCGTAATTTTTCTGAGGATTGTTGTATTTTTGCAACGATAAATGTTGAAATCAAAAGAACACCACATACACTTTATTTTAACCTTTTTAATATTCTTACGCTAATCTACTAAATAGAACTATGCAGTCATTTATTCTCGCACTTGTAATCTATATTCAATCTGGTGAGTTCAGTAAGTCTTATTCTATTGAGATGTATATGGATTCGCACCAAGTTTGTATGGAATTAGAGTACATCTTTAACCTTGCATTTATTGATGAAGCCAACAGAGATGTTGTGATTCGTAGTCAATGTATCACTAAGACTGAACTTTAGTTGTAAACCAACCAGTTAATATCTCTTTTCTATGTGTTTTAGATATAATACCTCTATGAGTATGAGTCCAATACGCAGGCCATAAGAGAGTTGTTCCCTTAACACATTCAGTCTTTATATTCTGATAGAGAAATTCAGTACCTCCATTAGGTGTATTCGTAAGATAAGTCATAAACACGATTACACGACCACAATTAAAGTTCTCAAAGTGATAATCATAATATCCTTCTCCCTTATCATATCGTTGATAATTGATTTTCTCATAGACATTAAAATGTGGGTGTTTGTTTAGAAGGTCATACTTCTGTATATAATCGTTTAGACATTCTTGTAAATGATTACGATACGGTGCGATTGTTGGGTCATTAGGTTTATATCCGTATTCTTTACAACTCTTTATTGTTTTATCTACTTCTCTTCCAAAATGAGTGTTAATCGCACCCTCTACCAGATATTTGTGTTTGTTTTGTAGGAAACTGAAATCTACATCGCATTGATATGATTCTATGAAATCTATTCCTTGTTTTGTGCTAACCATTTACCCTCAGTATAACCATTCTTACCATTCCAAGCGTGCCAATTTGGATTACCTTCAAAGTTGTACATATCATATCCTTCTTTGAATCCGTCTATTAGTCTGTCATAGTTCATTGATGCTCACCGCCTGGGTCGTTATCTGGAAGTTCTATTTTCTTACCATCTACCCACATAGTTTTACCTCTCTGTCTTCCACAATACTTATCAGGCACTCTGTACTCATACAATAAATTCTTCAAAAATCGTAGCATATTCCCTTTTTTTCCCAATCACCATAACGAGTCGGTTCTAAGCCCTCTCGTCCACCTATTTCTTTCTCTGTATTAAATTGAGATAGTTTACTTTCCTCTATAAAAGGTTTCTTCCATTCTATCTCATAGGGATACCAACCACACATTAATTATACTCCATATATGTTATACATTCTTCTAAATCCGTGTAAAGACATTTGTTCCTCAATATAAGGCATATTACTTGCATCTACACAGAATACTTCTCGTGCAAAAGAATTTTCTTCTGGGTCATAAACTAACCCAACATTACCAGAATATACATCAAGAAATAAACACTCTTTCTGTTGTTTAGCGAATATTATCCTCTTCATCACTTTCTTCTAGTTCAAATTCAAATGTTATCTCTTCATCATCTGTTGTGAATTCAACTGTGTTGTCTTCGTTAAACTTACGATTCTGAGCGTGTTTGAAATTAAGTATCTTTGACTTCTTTTGGCTTGTCATACCATTTCTCCATTATATCGTCTGGGGGCGTAAATAAAAACTTCACCGATTTCTGTGAGAGATTAAGTCCTAAAGAAGTATTGAGATGCTCTCGTATCTTCTCTAGTTTAATCCTCTCTCGGTGTTCGGCGAATGATATTATTCTTCCCATACTAATATGTATATGTAAAAAATTTTCTTACTCTAAACTGGTGTAGGAATACCACTACCAACACCCATCTGAAAATGATGGTAGTATCTTATAGAACTCATATTGTCTGCGATATTCTGAGTGATTTTGATTTGATAGTCATCACCGAATAACTCTTTGTACCTATCAAAGAATATCGTTGCATCACAATCTTCTTCTAAATAAACCCAATCACCTTTTTGATATGAATAACTAGAAATCTTATCTAGTATATCCATTTTAAATAACATCTCTCTTGATACCCTATACCAACCGTGGCCTGGGTCTGTGAAATGTTTAAATGTATTAGGTACTGCAAAAAATGGTATACCTAACTTCTTTTGATTCTCATAATTACTACTGTTAATCATTATATAATCTACTCTTTCTTTTTTGTAGGGTTTTTATTCTATTAAAGTCTTGTTTTAAAAGTGCATCTTGAATATCATTGTATATCTTACCCAAGAGTTGCACTTTTTTTTGATTACTGAGTGGCACTATTACCCTCACCAACTAATGGTATCTCAATATTTTGGTGTTCATCTAAATCTTCCACCAAAGAATACAAATCATCTAATGCACCTTCTACTCCATAACCTTTATCGTCATTTGCAGTATCTATTGCACCTTGTATGATATCTTGAATTTCTTCTACTGTATAACCAGCTTCCATTCTTTTTCCCATAATTTTACTCACTTTCTTTTTTCATTATATTAATATTATACTACTTCTTAACAACATTGTCAAGTTAAAAATCATTTAATTTATATTGATTCCAATAAACTGGTGGTAATGTACTTTTCATTTCATCTCTACATAAATTACATAACTTATAACCATCATATGATGGCTCATCTGAATTAAATTTATCATTACAATTTACACATTCATTCATATTTTCTCTCTTTCTAAAATGGAAGTTTATATTCTTTTTCAGTAACAGACACGATATTGTCCTCGCCTGTATACTCAAAAATCTTGTTATTGTTCTTTACATACACCTTGTATTCTTCTGGTGTAAACTTTCTACTTGCATAGTGGGGATAACCCAAATTTTTCCAAACTCTTCTAGTTTTTGACATATTCACCTCCATTGTTAACAGTATAACCTTCTACATCTGGGTTATACATTCCATCTAAAACATTTTCCCAATGTGTTTCTGGGTCAATGTCATACTTCTTACAAATAACTGCAAATTCTCCATAGTAATTTCCCTCTGGATATTGACCAGCTAAACTTGCTTGTTCATTTAGAACTAAATCTATACATTTTAGTGCATCTTTTTTATTCATAATTACCTTTCTTTCTTGATTATATTACTATTATACTTTGTTTTAAGAACATTGTCAAGTCTTTTTTTATTAAAGTTGGTGAAAATGTTCTTCATCAATATCACCGACAAGTTTGTTAAAACCACTAACAACATTACCAGAATAATCAGGCAACCATTGGTTTGCATAAGTTTGTAAATCTTGAACTTCATAGAACAATTTGTCTTTAACCTTATCATCAGTTTTGAAGTTTCCGTCTTTTAACTTATCTTTAACTATACCTTTAACAGTTTTGATAACTTTAATGTAGTCAATCAATGCATCTTCTAAATCATTAAGACCCTCATACATTTGAGTAACACCATCAAAGTTTTGTTCTAAATCACTATACTTGATGTAATTACCATTCTTGTCAACATTTTGATTGTTGAACTTTTTAAAAGCATTATTAATTAATACCTCTTTTCCAATATCATCAGTCCTATCTAATGTTATATAATTTGTCATATTTTTCTCTCTTTCTTTTTTGATTATGTTTATATTGTACTATGTTTTGACAACAATGTCAAGTCTTTTTTTAAATTATTTTGCTAATTTTCTTACTAAATCGTTCATTGTATAAGTTCCAGGCGATTCAGCTGTAACTAAATCTGCAAGTTCTAAAAACTTATTCAACGACATTGATTCTAATTCAAACCAACTAACATTTTCTTGTAGTTTTCTACTTGGTGTATACTCACCACTTTTTAACCAATCATTACCCATTAGTAATTCTTGTACATTATCCTTAGACCACTTCTCAATCTTTTTTCTGTGTTCTATTCTTTCCATTTGATTCATTTTACAAAGTTCTTTCATAATATATTGCCTTTCTTTCTTGATTATGTCTTGATCTTAACATTGTTTTAAAAACAAGTCAAGTCTTTTTTATATTTTTTTTTATTTTTTTTTGAATTGTTGTAGAATTACAACATTACTTGGATTTGTTGTGTAAATCAAAAAGGGCTTTAACCTTCTCTTCTAATACTTGGATTCTCATATACATTTGTGATAACACTACTACTAGTGTAATGAAACCTATAAACATTGGCCATAATGAATTGATTATCTCTAACATTTCTCTCTCCTATTAATATTTATTCAGAGTCAGAAAAATGACGCCCTTTTTAATTTGACAGACTTACTTGTCAGAAATCTTACGGTAACCCCAACGGTTTTCAGATTTATCCCACAGACCCTTCATTTGTCTAGGAATATTGACTAGAAAGCTATTAAATTTTATTATGTTCTTTGTAATTTGCATAATATTCTCCTTTTGCTATTAATTTGAACATTACGCCCTTTTAACTGATGGACTATCAGCCACTTTTGAACCATATGGATGGTACTACTATTTATACTAATTATGTGTTAATCTCTCCACATAAGAGTAATAATGAGGCATACAAAAAGTAAAGAAATTAATCCCATTGTATATCAAACAATGTGTGTCTTAATTCTTTAATTCTCTTTTCGTATGCCTCTTCTGATTTAAACCATTCTAATATTTGTCCACTACCGAATTTCGGTATCTGAATTTCCACAAACCAAGTATTCAAATCTTGGTCATATCCGTGAAAAATGTCAAACGATTCTATGGGTTTTTGTCCCTTTAATCTCTGTCTTGGCATTTTTCACATCTACAATACTTACAAATTTCTATTTCATTTCCACTTCTGTCTATGTCATCTACATACCTTGTTCCACAATGAGAATCGTGGCCACAATTTGAACAGAATGAACTAGCTATCATCACAACTGCACTTTCTTTTATAATCAGAGATCGCAGACTTGACAGCATCTTCAGCAAGAACTGAACAATGTATCTTAACTGGGGGAAGTGCAAGTTCGGTTGCAATCTCGGTGTTTTTAATTGATTGTGCATCGTCAATGTGAGCTCCTTTCAGCCACTCAGTAACTAGCGAACTACTGGCTATTGCAGAACCACATCCAAATGTTTTAAATTTTGCATCTGTTATTGTACCTTTGTCATTAACTTCTATCTGAAGTTTCATAACATCACCACACGCTGGCGCTCCTACCAAACCAGTACCTACATTTTTCTTATTTTTATCTAAAGTCCCAACATTTCTTGGGTTCTCATAATGGTCTAATAATTGTTTACTGTACGCCATTTAAAACTCCTACAATAGTTATTGCATATATATTTATGGTTTTCTCTTCTCTGTAATACTATTTTGACAAGGATAACCTATGCTTGTTGTAACAACAACGGTTTCTTTATCACTACACTCATAAAAACATTTTCTTTCTTCATCTTTTCTACTTCTATCTAATTTCTCATCATATATTCTACAAAATACATAATACTCTTTTCGTTCTCCATAATATCTACCCTTACTAGGGTCTATTCCTCTTGATACTGCAACCCCAATAGTGAAACATATAATTAAAAATATTATCGTTGTTACAAATATTCTAAACAATATTGCAGTTAATATATTTTTAAACACTAAAGGATTCTCCACAACCACAACTTGACTTTGTGAGTGGATTATTTATTTTTAGGAAACTACCCATTATCTCTTGTACATAATCTATTTCAGCACCCATTATATACATCTCTGCAACTTTATCTACTGCAAGTGATACTTCGTCTTTTATGTGAAATATGGTATGTCCTCTATCAGGCTCATCTATATAATCCCATTTGTAACTGAAACCAGCACAACCACCACCACTTACACCAAAAGAAACAAACTTCTTGTCGTTCTTTTTTGCAATGTCGTACAAGTATTTTTTTGCGTTTTCTGTTATAGTAATCATTTAAATATTTATTAAATTTAAGTCAATCAAAATTTCAGAAATGTGTAAAACTATCTCTATAATCAATAATGTTATAATTACCTTTATTGCTGGTATATATGGCATAGTTCTCTCCTCTATTCGTAATACTCCATAGTAACACCATTTTTAGTTTTTGTAATCTTTCTCGCAGTACCATCACCGATTGGTTCTTCTTTAACAAGTATCTTATTCTTTCTTTGTTTTCGCAACAACTTATCTTTAATTCTTTTTCTTTTATTTAAAACATCTCTAATCGTTATGTTTGCAGCCACAACTAAAAGAACTGCAAGTGGGTCAAATACAAATACTAAAATTAATATAACCCATCTTACTGCATTTTCTAAAAATGTAAGTGCATCATCACCATATAACAATGCAGAAATATATTTTAGTGGGCCGACCTCAACCTCAAAGTTCTTAATCTCTAGTTCATACTCTGACTTCTCATCTAAATATACATCTATTTTTTCTTGTGATTTATTAACCATATTGGTTAGTTTTGTTCGTTCTTCTTCTTGACTTTCTCTTCTATCTAAACCTTTTGATACTGCACCTAATTCTACATATCTCTCAAGAGCCTTGTCTAGGTTTTCTAATTGTCTTTCTGCTCTATCTATTGTCTTTTGTTCTGATGTAATTCTACTGTTTACTCTGTCAAGTTTTATTGACACTTGAGATGTATTTGTACCAGCGTCAATATGTGACTTAGATAGATAACCGAATATACCCATAGAAGTAATAAACATTAATATTACTACTGCACTTGTCAGATAATATTTTAGAACTTTGGGAACAGTTTTCCAGTTTTGATATAACCAAGATGCAGTAACAAGTTTACCTATCTCTAGAACAATTCCCATTACTGCAATAGAAAATGCAGCCGCAGAGAATATTGCCATTAAACCAACAATACTATAATAGGCTGCAACTGCACTAATGCATAGTGCAACAGCTAATGTTACTAATCCAAAGAACATAATTTCTGATACTTCTCTGTTACAAGCAATTTAGTTTTTAACCAAAACTCTTTCATATCTAAGTCTTGGCAATCTTTTAATGCAGTATCGCAATTATTGATTAGTCTTTGATATCTAATCTTTATCTTTTCTATGTGGGTCATTTTCGCAAACTTGTTTAAAAAATATGAACTTTTCGCCAATTGGTGGGTTAAAAGGTATGGACTTTGCAGTAGGGTCTAGGGATTGTTTTCCCACAAATTCCCAGCTGCAGGGGCCATACAGTTCTTGCATTTTCTTTTTGTGTGCAAAAAATTCTGATTCATCATAAACAAATAATGAAGAGAAAATTGAGAAAACTATACTTATTGCTGATAATATTTCCATTTTAATATCCTATAATGTTATTGTTTTTAAGAGGTTTACCCTCTTTATACTCTGTTTTTATATAATCAATCATTTGTTCTAAAACAAATTGTTGGTCTTCATTTCCATATTCTAATGTATCTTTATGAATAGATTCTAACCATTTTAATACACCTTTATAATTCAAATATCCAACACCATTCTTTACACCAATCATATATTTGCCCCACCTTTCTTTATTAATATATCTTGTAAAGTCTTTTCGTCCATTCTATAATCATATTCATATTTATAAGTATCTTCATTATCAACAGTAGAAGTACACTCAAAGAATAAGTCTATGTTATTACCCAAGAAATTGATTGTAACATCATCTTGTTTTTCCAACTCAGTACGACAGTCAATTTCACTCATTTGTTTTCGTTCTACTTGTATCTCTTGGTGTTCACCATTAGGAAAATTAAATAGAATAGTTATTAGTAATGTAAATTCTTTCATATCAGTATTTTATCACACTTGTCTTGATTTGTCAACCCCCATAAAGTGTAAATATGTACTCATTATAAACTTAGGTTTTTTCTTAGGCATCTCACCCTCGTGTGGGAACATCCACATTGGTGGGAATACAACCACACTACCTTTTTCTGCTGGTACATATGTCTTTTCAAATTTAGTACCAGCTTCACTTGTATTTAAATAAAACAACAATGCAAGAAACCTTGTGCAGTTTTGTATATTACCAGCGTCAGTATGCCAAGGAAAACTACCTTTATTAGGTTCATACCTTTTTATCCTAAAACCCTCTAATGCAAATGGTTCTGGGTGTTGGTTTGTTTTATCGTGCAACTCAAAATAATGGTCTGCAACTTTATAAACTATATCTTTCATATAGTCTGTAAGTTTATGTTTAGTATCTATCTCAACTTGTGTGAAATTACCATAATCAATAGGTTCATATGATTCATAATAATCCAACAAGTCTTTTACCAAATCATCTGGTAAAATGTTCTTGTATAATTGTATCATTTGTCTTTTTTTATTTTCCTACCTTTAATATAAACTATTAAGTTTATAGAAGTGTTTACAGTAACTGCAACAAGTATCCACCATTGCCACCAACTAATACCTATACACTTCATAAACTCTTCCATTAGTCTATAACCTTTCCACCTCTTATTTTACAACCCTCTCTTGGGCCTGCAACAATTTTTCTAGTAACTGGTATATTTTCATACTCACCAATAAATTCACCAGCAAAAATACCAGACTCAAGATAGTTATTTAACCACCTAATATATCCTCGTGCATTAAGTCCTTTTGCTCTTTCTTGATTCTTAATTTTAGTATCAATACCGTGTCTTCTTGACGCCTTTTCAGAACTTGATGCGATATCTTTTTGTGTCTTAATCCATTGTCTAACTTTTTTCATAGACATAAAACCATCATCTGGTATCGCAAGTACCTCTGGTGCAATGTTTTTATATTGTGGTGGATTTTCTTTTAGTCGTTTTTCTCTTGCGAGTGCAAGTCTTTCAATCGCAGCCTGTCGTTGTTCTTCAGACATTTTTCGTTTAGTCATTATACCTCACTAATTATAATTATTATTGTTTACATATTAACATAGAAAATTATGTTTGTCAACCCTTTGCCAATTTTTTCATTCTTAACTGATTATCAATCCATTGTTTTGCAATGTAATTGTTGGGTTTTTTATTTGCAAGTTTTCTAACTGTCTTAAATACTTTATTAAATACATCTTCGCCTGCATTATTATTGTCAACAACAACAAAGTTTTTAGTACCAAATAAATTTTGAAATTTACCAATGTTTGATTGTACATTGTTCCAATATGTTTTTACAATATCTGATGGTAGTTTTCTATCTCTTTTGTTATTTCTTTCTATTGCAGTATCTAATGAAGTATTAACAAAAATCATATAAGTGTTATAACCTAAATGGTTTAGTAATTTTTTTTGTATTTCTATTTTACCATATTCTGCACCAGTACCATCTATAATCATACCAAGTCTACCAGCAACAAAATTCTTTTGCATTTTAGATGTAACTTCTTTTGCTCTTTTTCTTATTTTATCTCTTTCAAGAGTTTTCTCTGGATTCATATCTCTAAAATCCAAATCAAAATCTGCATCTTTTAGTAGTTTTTCAAATGCATTATCAGAGTTTACAACTTTCAGACCGAGCCCACCAGTGGTCTTTCTTACTACAAAAGATTTACCACTACCAGGCCCGCCTGCTAGAAAAAATGCTTTAAATATATTAGGGTCGTATACACCCTCTTGTAATTGGTCAAATGTCTTCACGCTGTTCTTCTTCCTAAAAACTTTCTCGTTCTTGCGAGGTAGAGTTTACTCACCTCCGTTGTTAAGTCATTTACATCATTATTTATATATCGTTCTTGTTTTTGAAAATTTAATGTTCTTAACTTACGAGTTTGTTTATTAGTCATTTTACTTCCTTTAAATTAACCTCTTAGGGTTGGGTGGTAGATTATTTGAATAAGGTTTAGTCACACTATCTTTAATGACTGTCGCTTGTATAGTATGTTTTTTAGGTCTACCAAAATCAAAAGTGTGTCTTAATCTTGTTATAACATATCTACCAGTTAATCTTTCATCATATAATTCTTCATCTTCATTATCTGAATCAGTTTTTGCTTTATATACATTCAATCTTATTACATCTGAAGCCTGTATTGATAAGTTACCCACCATTTCAATAGTCATACCCATTCTATCTAAAAATGCCATTTTATGATTTCTAGATAACAAATGATCACTTATTGAGGATTCCTCAAAAGGATAAATCGTATTTGGGTAAGGATTGATATTGTGGATTGAACCTTTTGGATTATTAAATCCAGAAGAGGATTGTACAGACAAATAAGAATCGTGAAAGTCTTCTACTGTTTTTCCATCTTCATCTACTGGACTTGATATTGGAAATACTGGATAACCAGTTTCACCAATACCACTCTCTATATCATTTTTTTTGGAAAACGCATCAGAGTATCTAAACTTTAAATCGTGATAAGTTTTATTGTATATATCGTGTAACAACATTCTTGAAGAATACATTCCATTCATTGTGTTTAACAGTACACTATTACTTATACTATGGTCACTTTCTACTTGTCCTAATTGTCTAACTATATTTGCTTCTAATTGAGATGATTTAGATGGTTTATTATCATAAGTATCTGATGCACCTAATGTAAATGTTGTTTTAGTATTTTGTCTATTAATCATATCAAAAGATAAAAAATGCAAACCTTTACTAGTTTCAAAAAACACAAAAGGTGAGTCTTTTTTTGTTTTAGCTCTTTGTGCAATCATTTGTATTGCAGTTAAAGGTCGTAAATTAGGAATCACCACTCTTTCTAAACCAACACTATCATCAGTTAAAAATCTTTTATTACTACCTAAAAATTGTTTCTCTTTTACTAATCTACGAACTATTTCTGACATATTACCAGAAAAACTTTGGGATATTCTGGTTCTAGAATTTCTCATATATTCTCTTGATGCAAGAGTTAATGTAACAAATTTACCTTGCCCCTCAGTTCTTTGTGTTACTGATGTAACGATAAGTGGGTCTGTTGTGAAATCTATTGAAACATCTTCGGTGGAGGGTGTAACTAATTTTAAGTAACAAAATTCATTACCTACAATACCATTATTTAATACCAAATCATTTGTATCTGCAAAAGATATGTTTGCAGTCATAAAACCTTGCATTATATCTTCATACACACTTACAATACTTAATACACCTTCAAGGCTCACATCAGTTCCGTGATGTGTTTTAAGTTTACATTCTTCAACTTCAAATGTACCACTATAATTGTATTGACTTAATCCAACAGACATTATTTATCACTTTGTAATAAGGTTCTTAATTCTTTCCTAATTTGATTTACGAATTCTTTTCTTACTAATCTTATTTTACTATATTGAGTTTGTAAATTTTCCTCATACTCTCTGTTTGTTACTTCACTTACTGTATCACCACTATGACCAGTAGAGTCTAAACCTATGTTTATCTTTGTTGTTGTATCACCAGACTTTTGACTAATTTCATAATGATGAGTTCCAAGTGGACTTGCATATTTGTCTTTTATATAATCTTCAAATCCTCTAACACTCATAGGCCATTGATGGTATCTATCAACTATATTGTTTGCATACAACACTAACCAATGTAATTCTGCACTACCATAAAAATCATATGCAACATCTTCTGGTTTTTCGCCTGGTTTAACTTGATAATAATCATACAGTAAAATATTATCTTTTACTAAATCATTTATCTTAACCCTTCTTAATATATGTGTAAACAGTTTTGGATTGTCATCACCTACTATATCATATACTAGAGTTTCAAAATTCTGAAAGTATGCCATTAAAAACCTCTTGCTAATACATTGTTTTGTGTCACTAATTCTAATTCTTTAAATTGAAGTGTCATTTCTGTTTGTACTGGTGGAGCTTTCATTCCATCTGGCGCTCCTGCCTCTGCCATAGATGGGTCAAATGTTTGATATCTATCACCGCCATATTTTACATTCATATTTTCTAATACACAAGTTGATATTTTGTTGATATATTCATTTTCTTTACCATCATTCATCATATACTTAATATCAAAAACATCTGGTGTAACAAATGTTCTTGATGTTGTTACATCACCAGCAATTTCTGGTAACATATGAAACTTAAATCTTCTTACAATATTGTAAACTGCTTTTGCTTCTTGATAACTTTTTGGTAAAAATTTAAAATTAAATGAAAAACTTCTTTTTTGTAATCCAGAAAATATTAATTCCATTCTGTTGTTAACTGCTTTACCAGACCTACCAAATAATATTGCTTTAAAACCAGGCGCCATTGTATCTATCGTACCAATCCCAGCTTTCTCAACTAAATTATTTTTTCTCATAACTTCATCAGTTGCCGCAGCTATTTTTTCAGCAAAATCACCTTTGGTGTTGACAAATGTATCAACTGCTCCAGCAGCTGTTTTTGCACCAAGTCCTATTTCCATATCAGTATACTGTGGTGCATATGTAACCTCAACAGACGGAGGCATAAACAATTTTATAAGACTTTGTAGTCTACTTGTCGGTGCTCTTGCAAATGTTTGGTTTCTAATTCTTGCACCTTGTTTTTGAACTCTTTTAACTTCTGCCGCACCACTAATAAATGGATTAAGACCTAACTCTTGTGCAGCTCTACTTGAATTTCCAGACTCACTTGCAGCTTGTGCTTTCTGTGATAATGCTGGAACTAAAGTAAACACAGAACCATTTTTACTTACAACAACATCTCTTGCAACAGCAGAGTTACTTATTAATGAACTGATACCAACTACTTCATCAGTCGTTTCTTTAGGTAATTCACCAAATTTAATTGAACCTACATCTTGTTCTAATATTTCAAATTGAATATGATGTCCAGCTGGTGTTCTACCACCATCATTACCAGCATTTAATGGATATTGTAAAATCTCTTGATTGAATTTACTTTTTCTAGTGTTTTGGTCAAGACTCACTCTTTGTTTAAATGGGTCTGCATCAAAATCATTTGTCAAACCCTCAGTTGAAGGTTTTCCCATTGCAATGTCTTTATAATTAACCATATAAATATTCCTATGAGTTATAGTGGTCGTTTCATTCCTTCTGATACTAAAAAGTATAAAGGTAATCCTACTACTATTTATTACAGAAGTTTGTGGGAACGAAAATTTATGGTGTATTGTGATAAAAATCCTAGAGTATTAGAGTGGGGGTCAGAAGAACTGATAATACCTTATTTTTTACCAACAGATGGCAAATATCATAGATATTTCCCAGATTTTTATGTCAAAGTCAAAAGAGCAGATGGTAAATTAAAAAAAATGATAATAGAAGTCAAACCTAAAAAATATACTGTTGAACCTAAAATACCTAAAAGAAAAACAAAATCGTTCATAAAAGAGGTTTACGAGTGGGGAAAGAACACTGCAAAATGGAAAGCTGCAAAAGAATATTGTAGAGATAGAAATATGGATTTTGTAATATTGACTGAAGACCACCTCAATCCCACTTATAAATATAATAAATGAGTATATTTGACGAAATATCAAAGTTAAGGAAAAGTGGTAAAGAACCATACCAATGGTATCGTAATCGTATAAAAGAACTCGGTACACCATCTCAATCACAACTTATAAGAGATGGAAAGATTACTGGTAGAGTTAACTTTGGTGCGTTGAATATGTTTATATATGACCCTAAATTGAAAAACAAACTACCATATTATGATACATTTCCGTTGGTATTACCAATAGAAAAATATAGAGATGGTTTCTTAGGAATAAATTTTCACTATTTACCATATGCGTTGAGGGCCCAACTATTAAGTCGTTTAGACCCAAATGCAAATTATAGTGCGTTGAAAAAAGTAAGACTTATTAAACCAACTTTAAAAAGATACTTAAATAGTAATGTTAGAAGTAGATTTAGGAAATTAGAAGAAGAAGATTTTATGACTGCAATTATGTTACCAGTACAGAGATTCAAGAAATCATCTGCAAGTAAAGTGTGGTCAGATAGTAGGAAAGCAATCTAATGGTATTTTCATTAAGAGATTTTAAAAGTTCTTTATATGGTAGAGAACAAGCACAACAAAATAGATTTGAGATATTTTTAAAGTGTAAATTATTTACTGGTGAAAGTAATCGTTATGTTAGTTTAAGAGCAGAAAATTTACAGTTTCCAGGCAGAAGTATTCGTTCTGCACCAGATGATAATATATACGGCCCACCAAGAGAATTACCTCAAGGTGTTGGTCAATATGCATCATTACAAGCAACATTCTTATGTAATGCAGATATGTCTGAAAAAAGATTCTTTGAAATGTGGATGAAAAACATTTACAATCCAGTAAATCACAATTTAAACTATTATAATAATTACATAGGTGAACTAGATATATTTCAAATGGGTAAAGGTAGTAATACAGTTATACCATTTAATTTCTTTGCATTTACTGGTGCAAAAGAAGAAAAAACCAGTTATGGAGTTTCAGTAAAAGAGGTTTGGCCTAAATCAATTTCACCTCAAGATTTAAACCAAGCATCTAGTGAAATTCAAAGAGTAACCGTTGAACTTGCATATAGAGAGTGGCATACTATCAAAGAAGAAGGTGTTGATGATAGTATTGCAGATAAGAGTTTAAGGTTGAGAGGGTCGGATATATATATTGGAGATGATTCCAGATACAGTATCATAAGTCCTAAAGGTGTTCTTTATGATATTCTTGGTAAATCTGGTGCATCACCTACTGCGATTGCAACCGCTGGTTCAGCCGCAGATATAATCACTGGTGGTGTTGGTAACACTATCGGTAAATTTGTTAGATAAAGGAGTACATTATGGCTTTGCCAAAATTTGAAGTGTCAACTTATGACATAAAACTACCAATTTCTCAACTAGATGTTAAATATAGACCATATCTAGTAAAAGAAGAAAAGAACCTTATGATTGCCAATGAAACTGGTGAACAAAGAGATGTAATTAATGCAGTAAAAAATCTTATAGAGAATTGCACTAACAACACTATAAAAAGTGGTGTAATACCTATGGCAGATTTAGAGTATTTATTTGTAAATATTCGTGCAAAATCATCTGGGGAAATGACTAAAGTTTCTATAAAATGTCCAGATGAAGAAAATACATATGTGACAAAAGAAGTTAACCTTACTGATTTGGTGGTAGATAAACCTTTACCAGATAGTAATTTAGTTAGACTAGATGATAAGATTTCAATAGAATTTAGATATCCATCTATTGATGATTTATCACACTTGAAAGATTTTAAAAGTCCTACTTTGGAAGACTTATTTAAAATTATTATAAATTGTGTGCATAGAGTAATAGATGGTGAAAAGGTGTATGAAAAAACAGACTTTAATGAAAAAGAAACTAAAGATTTCATTGAAAGTTTGTCTTCTGCACAATTTAACAAAGTAAGAACATTCTTTGATAATATACCAAAATTGTATAAGGATGTTGAAATTAATAATCCAAACACTAATGTTTCTTCAAAAGTAAGATTGGAGGGTTTGAATAGTTTTTTTACATAGCTCTTTCTCACGATACTCTTGAGAACCATTTTAAAACAAACTTTTCATTTATGCAACATCATAAATACAGTTTGTCCGAATTAGAAAATATGGTGCCTTGGGAAAGAGAAATATATGTTGGACTATTAAACGAACATATAAGAGACGAAAATGAACGACTTAAACAACAACAACAAAATACCTAAAACAGTTGACCCAGAGTTAGCTAAAAAAGACTTGAATGGAGATGGACACATCTCCCAAGAAGAATTGGAGATGGATTTGGAATTTAAAAGAAAAGAATTAGAAGATGCAGATGCTCGTAGAGATGCAATGAGAACTATGACTTGGTTCGCATTGTTTGGTATGTTATTTTATCCTAGTGGTATATTAATTACTGCAATGTTAGGACAAGACACAGCTGCAAAATTAATCGCTGATATTGCACCAACATATTTTGTTGCAATTTCAGCACTAGTCGCCGCATATTTCGGTGCAAATGCATATGTAGATAAGAAAACAGAGAAGAAAAAATAATGGCTGATATTACTTCAAGAGACTTTCAAGAACTTATCAAAAGACAAAAAGAGACTACTGATAGTCTACAAACTATTATTCAACAAAATGATAGAGGTGATGATGCTGGTGAAAGACTAAAAGATGCATTACCAGAAATAATTAATGATACTAGACTTGCAGCTCAAAGAGAATCTTTTGATAAAAAAGAAGGTATTACTGAAACTGATAATCTACAAAAAGAAACAACAGACGAAGTAGTAAAATTACAAAAAATACAAACTCAAGGTATTGATGAAACAAAAGAACAAAAAGAAGAACAAAGTGAATTACAACAACAAATTATAGAGGCTAATAAAAAAGGGTTTTTAACTTTTGGTGAAAGAATAAAATTCTTTGCATTGGGTATAAAAGAGTCTGTAACAAAAAGTAACGAAGATAAAAAAGATGAAAAAAGAGACCGTAGTAAATTACTAACATCTGTTCAAAATCTTGGTAAAGGTATATTGGGTGCAATTACATCACCAATAGAAACTACATTTAAAAGTATAGGTGCAATTTTAAAAAATTTAATCACTGGTGGTCTTTTATTGACTGCACTATTTGCTTTACAAAAATTTATTAATAGTGATATGTGGCCTAAGTTCCTTGAGGGATTAAAAAATACTATCCGTGCAACCATAGAGATAACTAAAGCATTTTTTGCTTATGTTGAAGACTTATACACACTATTTAAAGAAGAGGGTTTAGGTGCTGTTGTAAGTAAACTGTTTACTGATACGACTGAAGCATTAGGTGATTTCAAAAAAACATTTTTAATTGGTATAGGTATAGCAGTCGCCGCATTTGCAGCTGCAATATATTTTGCGATATCCACTGCAACCAAAATGGTTAGAGGTATTGGTGGAATGATGGGTTTTGGTAAAGGTGGTAAAGGTGCAAAAGGTGTAAAGGGTGGTAAATCATCAGGCTTTGATGTTTCCAAAATGGGTCAGTCTAAACAAACGATTAAACCAGATAAAGTATCAAAATTAGGTAGTGTAAAAAATATTGCAAAAGGTGGTGCGAGAGTTGCTGGTACTGCACTTAGAGCTGCAGGCCCAGTAGGATTTGCAGTTGGTTCTGTGGCTGTTTCGGCAGTAGACGCAGTCGCAGCATTTGGAAATGCGAATGAACTTTTTGGTAAAGAGGCAAATAAGTTTGAAAAAATATTAGCAGGGGGCGCTGGTGCAGTTGAAGGTTTCACATTTGGTTTAATAAAAGCAGAAGATTTAATTGATACACCAGGCGACAAGATTGAAAGATATGCAAAACAAGTTGAAAAGAGTCAACTTAGTTTTGAAAAATTTGAGAAGTTTCAACAAAAAAGATTAGAAGCAGGTGATATAACTCAAGAACAATTTGATAAACTCATTGAACAAAAAAGAGTTGCTACTGTTGAGAGTATGAAAAGAAACAATGAAAAAATTAAAAAAGTGATGGATAAGAATAATGAGATTATTGAAAAAAGTAGTATAAGACAAGTTGATAAAATAAATGAGTTAGTTGAACTTATGAAAGATAATAAGAAATTAGTTGCAGAAAAAGATAATCAAACTGCATCATTTATGATGGCTGGTGGTAACACTAATATTACAACTAATCCATCTGAACAAACAATAGTTATGGATACAAAAATTACAGATAGTTTCCATAGTCAAGTTGTAAGACAACAATTTGGTTAATATTCTGGTATCTTTCTGGTACTTTTCCCTCTACACATATGAATAGGAACTTTCTCACCATCTATTTCTTTAATCTCAACTAATACCATTTCACTATCCCACATTACTACTGGACTCTTGTATGGCATTGAGTGTCTCCACTGTGATCTGAATCTCGGCCAACGAGTCCATTTAAACTTTTTCATTAAATTAACTTGTTATGAAATCAATAAAAGTCAATACTGTAAAAAGAATTATAACAAATAAATAAATCCAAAACCAATGACTTTTCATTAATTTACTCAAAATATTATTTTTCATTCTAATACTCCTATGGATATTACCATTTTACTGTCCCATAGCCTTCCAGATAACATAAAATACTACCCATAGGGAACATAATGAACCCACACCTATCATAATCCACATAATCATTTCTTCTTGCTTTTTCTTTGCAAGTGCTATTGCTTCTTTTCTTTTTTTTCTTATCTCTGCTTGTATTCTTAAAACTTCATTCCACGCATCAGGGCCGTGATTCATATTCACGAAAGTTCTGAGTTCTTGTTCCATTGCGGCGATTTTCTTTTTGTGTGCAAAGACTTCAAGTGCTTCTTCTTCAACACTCATACCAGATTTTTTTGCTCTAGCTGCTTCTTTAGTTACAGTTTCACAACTTGTCATCCACCTACCGATGTCTCCATACATAGATTCCACATCTCGGCCGATTTCAAATCCTTTTTTGATTGCACTAAAGGCTGCTGTTGCAGCTCCAAATGCTGTAATTGGGTCTACCATATTTGCCTCTCCTACTCTCATTACTATTTATAATAAAAAAGGGGTGTACACAAAAGTGTAACACCCCTTCAATAAGGAGAAACAAAGGAAGTTTAGGCTTCTTTTGCTAATTTCTGAAAGTAATCTAAACTATCATCACTTTCATTAGAAGTTGTTTTGACAACATTGTCTACATAAGACTTGTCATCTCCGTCAACTTCTGTCTTAGGAAGTTCTACATCTTCGGCAGAACTTGTTGATGATTGAGTTCCACTTAGAACATCGTCAAGACGATTTTTGAGTTCATCATAAGTCTTAAAGTTAGATGGTGCATTAAACTCTTTTAAAGAGTATTCTGTCTTCCAAATCTTATCTAATTCGGAATCATCTTCGTTTAATTTTGATGGACTATCAAACTCTGACTTGTCGTAGTTCCAGTATCCGTCAACCTTTCTGATTTTCAATTTAAAGTTTGCACCTTCCCAGAAATCAAATGGATTTACTGGAGTTTCATCTTCAAACTGAGGTTGTAAAGCTTCCATCAATTTATCATAAATTTTCTTACCATATCTGAATAAGAAAACTTTACCTTCATTTTCTGGATGCTTTGGGTCAGACACTACATATATGTTTGAGTAGTATTGTAGTTTTCTCTTTTGTTTTCTAGCGATTTCTTTATCACTTTCAACACCAGAGTTCCACAGTTGAGAATTGTATTCTGAAACTGGGTCTTTTTGAGTTAATGTAGTTAATGAGTTTTCAATGTACCACTTACCAGTTGGCCCTTGAAATGCGTGATTCCAAAGTTTTGCCCAAGGCATATCTTCACCATCTGGTGCAGGCAGAAAACGAATAACTGCATAACCATTACCAGACTTATCTAGTTCTGGTTTCCACAATCTCTCATCTACATATGATTGTTTTTCTACTGGTGCATTTTCTGATTCAACTGCAGCCAGTATCTTGTCTAAAGAATTAGACTTTTTTAAAGTATCTAATGACATATTATATCTCCGTATGTTATTATATGTTTTATATGTTATTTTATTTCACTTAATCATAATATAATGTTATTTATACAACCACTCTACCCCACATATTTCCGTAGGTGATTGTTTTCACATTGTTATAGTCTGACCATTCTGGTATTTCAGAACCATCATCTATAACTCTGTAAAACTTTTTGTCTGGATATTTCTTAAAATTATTTTCGTGTTGTTCTATCCAGTTCATAGGACTTACATATTTACAATCAGAAGTAATGTAACAATCTGTGTCTTTATACACATTATTTACTTTACCATCTCTTGGCATATCAAATCCTAACATATAGATGTTATCTATATCTTTATTTTCTTCTATTGCAACTCTAACAGCAGTAGGGCCTGAACTCCAACCCATAAATTCACCATCAAAGAAAGTATCTAAATCTTCAGCCATATCATTATCATCTACCCAAGTAATCCATAAACCAGCATTACCTAGTTTTTGTCTTACATCACCTTTCGGTAATCCTTTAAACTTTGATAATATTTCTAATATCGCATCTTTAAATCTCTCTGGGTCTATTCCGTGACAAACTAATTGTGTTCTAGAACCTTTTTCATTTTGATGTAAAAATTTATCTACTGTATCTAAATCTAAACTCTTGAGTTGTTCATTCAGTTGTTCCATACTTGATTGTTCTAATCCAGTATATTGTAACATCTCAAAGAATTGTTCTGGTAACAGTTTCCATTGTCTAAAATAACATTTGTTATTAGAACAATAACCAGATGAATATATCTCGTGCATCATAGCCCAATCTGTTGATATTAATCCATCTGGTTGGAAATCTCTATAAAGTGCATTACACCCATATATCTTTCCCCATTGTCTAAATTGTTTTAGGTCATATCCATCTCTGGACTCACCATTACCAAGTACAAATACATTTTTAGGTTTACTATTATCCACTATAAAATCCAATAAAGATAGTTGTTGCATTACTCTGTGTCAGATGGTTTATCATTATAATCACTAGTTTTTTTGAAAGCGTGAATATTGTCCACTTCGTCAACATCTTCTAGTTCATCATCTAAGTCACCAAGAACATCACCATCTTGTTCTATACTAGGTTCTGTTATTGATACTGTAATGTCTTCATAACCACAACCTTTAAGAAAATTATTAAACTTTTCTTCTAGTTGTCCTAAATCATTTTCTTCTATTACAACTTCAACTTCAACTCTTTCTTCGGAGTCAAAATCGTCTTTAATTTCATTTGTCTTAATAAATGTAAATCTTTGTTCCACACCTATCTCCTAAAGTTTCTTTTATTTTTAATAAAAGCTTGTTTGTTTACTTCTTTTAATCTATCTCTTAAACTGTCATTATCTTTTTTAAGATATGCACAATCAGATGATAGAAGTTTTATTTTATCTTCCATACCTTCAAATTTAGAACGATAAAAATCTCTTTCTCTTACTAAAGATTCGTTAGATTGTTTTTGTTCCATATTCATATTTACTCCAAATTAAAATTAATATTGTATGTGTTGTAGTTGTTTTGACACTTTTCGTACATAATCATCTCTGACCAAATCACCCTCGTGGATAAACATATCACAAGAACAATATGCACAATTTTTACCTTGCAATAAGAAATTCAAAACTGTATGTTTAAAGTTTTTCATATCCTCATTAAAAGGTTTTAATGGTAAAGTATCAATACCATTATTCTCTAAAATCAATATGGAATTAGTAATAAAAGAAGATTGATTCTTATGTTCTAATTTCATATGTTTAAGAAACTCAAAATATTTTTGTACATTAACATTGTGTAAACTGTATAAAACTGAATACACAGTTCCTAATTGATGGTGCAATTCATCTGACTCAAATAGGTCAGCTACATCTGACACCAGGCCCTCTGGTGTTATATCATTGATTGCACCTTTATCCCACAGAAAGTTCCAATCACTTTCTAACATATATTCTAATAAATCTTGTAATTTTTGTGGTTTACCATCATCTTTAATATAACTTTTTCTTTTACACTTATAATCCATTTTAAAATAATACTGTTTATTTACTGCATCATAATTAATAACTTCTATCACATCAACTGATGACCTTTTAAAACCTCTTGAGTTACCAGTAATTGTTTTTTCTTTAACACTACAAGCACCAATAAAATCTGGAAAAAATGGTTGATATCTCTCTTGGAATATTCCTACTTTATTCTTCCAATTTTTTCTACACACAAGATACCCTAGATAAAATATATTTGTATTCTGTATCATATCAAATTCAGAATCATCTGTAATATCTTTTTCTAGTAATTGATGATGAGAGTAAGGAATACCTAAACCTTTGTAATAGTGTTCTTTACCTTTCCAGACCCTTCCACCACAATGATTTAAATCATCGTCTATTTCTAATCTGTTTACTTCTGTACCTTGTTTATCGTATATTGGTATTGTATGCATTACTTTTTATTTTTTGTTAAATTTAGAACTTTCATTTTATACTCTGTTTCATTAATTGTCAATAGTGAATCGTAATTATTTAATTTGTTTCTATGATTAGGCCAGATAATGTTTTCATTTATTTGTTTATCCCAATCCTTTTGATAGTTTACTAACTTGTTTAATATAATCATTGTTTCTATATTGATTCTTTGTGATAAATAATTTCTAAACAATATTGGGTGTTGTCCGTTTTCAACAGTAAATAATTTATTAAAATCTGTAACTTGATTTAACAACAAGTTCATATCTTGTTCAAACATATATCTTAATGATTGATGTCTTTTTTTCCAATCTGTAAAGTTCCTATCATTGAACTCTCCAATGTATCCTTTTTCATTTCTTAAAAAATTAGAAACAAAAAAGTCTTGAGTTTCATCACCATACTTTCTTGCAACTTTACCAAAAAAGTGTTTGTCTTTTCTTTGTAGATAACTAGATTTACTAGCTCTAGTTTTACCACCATACTTTGTAAAGTCGTAGTCTGAGTTGAAATGTGCTTTCAAACCCATATAAATTTTAAATGCATTAAAGGCGTCCATAATATGAATCATACTGGTAGTTTACCCATTTTAGGTAAAAAGTTTAAATCTCTTGCGTTTGCTTCTATTTTATCTTTAAGTGGTTTTTGGATTAGACCAGTTATACTATCTGGTTCTACTTCGTTCTTGGTACAATATTCTAATATTGCATCCATATGTGATATGTTTTTCTCTCTGACTTGAGATTCTATGTATATTGAAAATGTTTTTGGTGTCATAATGTATTCACAATCTAATAAAAATTAATAAAAAAAGGGTGGGTTCAAACCTCAAGGGTATTATACCCCACCCAATTTAGTGAAATTACTTCTCAGCGCAAGCGTATGAATTAATTTCAAGACCTACTGAAATTTCAGTAATAGTTGGTTTTGACCAAGCCATAGTTATTCTCCTAACTAGTATTGGAGTGCTGGTTGCCTTGGGCCGCAGACCACTCATTATTAAATGGTGAGTATTCTGTTACTAGGAACTCACCGAACCCTATCAGATTAAGCAGCTAGTGCGAAATCTTGAGATGCAAAGTTATCGTTTGCGTTTATAGTGTTTGACCTATAAGGAAGTCAACCCATACTCTCCAATAACCCTTTAACATCTGTCTACCCTATTTCACCCCCTCATTAGAGGCTTTTTGGTGGAGGTGGAGGGTACTGCCCCCTCGTCCAGTCTATCTCAAAGTCATCTTCGTCAAGTATCCTTTATATCTATAAATTACATTTCTGTAAGTTATATGAACAAACTGTTAATTTTTCATTTACCAGTCTTTACAGTATTATAATATAGATTTAACTCTTTGTCAAGTAGATGCAAATATTTATGTTTATCTTTTACAAACTCTTGAACTGTACCGTCTTCTGTAACCACTAATATAACTATCTGGTTTATCTCTTGTGATGTTCTTTCTTGATACATCTCTGCATATGCAGAGGCTTGTATATAATAGTTCTCATTCCAATTATCTTCTCGTTCTTTGGTACTTGTTTTGAAATCAATTACAGACAACTCTCCGTTCCACTCTGCAATACAATCAACCCTACCAGCAATCTTATAAAAGTCGTGCCATAATGCTCTTTCTTGACAATGTATCAATCCAATTCTTTTATCTAAATATGGTTTTAGTTGTGAGAACAAACAATAAGATAGAAATCTACCTTTTTTATATTCATTCCAATCTTTGTTCTCATAACCATTGTCTAAATACTTTTCACAATAATGATGTACTTGAGTTCCTCTTGTTGCAGATTTTCTTGAAACATAAGTTGCAACATCTTCACCAACTCTTTTTCTCCACTCAAATAAACCTTCTTTACCTCTGTTTTTTAAAACAGTAGTGATAGATGGATAAAACTTACCCTCTGGTGTTTCGTATAACCTTATGCCATCAGAAGTCTTAGCACTTATGTCTGGTATATCTAAATTATTTTTGTGTTGGAACATTCTTTTTCTTATATTCATCTGGTACTTTTCCATAACCTACAACTCTATCCCATTCTCTTTGAGTATAACCTTCTTTGTCTATCATATATTAAGACCATTTGTGTATACTACTTTACCATTTATTTTACTTGCTGTCAATACCGATTTTCTATTTTTTCCATCTTCATTATAAGATATATGAATCCACCCACTTCTAGGGTCGCCTGGTGTATAGAACTCTAAAATGAGCTGGTCAAAATCTAGATTGTTTTCTATCCACATAGCCACATCTGCATTACTTTCTTTTAAACACTCAAGGTCAACCGCCTGACCTTTACAATGTTGTGATTTAGAAGAACCACCTATCTTTGCATTTAAATCTGGACTTCTATACCCAGATGTAATGAGTGTTATACCAAACTTTTCTCTTATTGGTTGTACAACATTTGCAAATAACTTTTTTGCATTTTGTAAATGTTCTTCACTTAATGAATTATCTATTCCGTGTCGTGTTGCAGTTTGTGATTTAATATATTCTGCAACTGTAAAATTTTCACTTAATTTTTCAGACATATTTTCTCCTTAAAAATTTACCTTGTAACTTACACCTATTGAATTGTATTGACTATCACCTCTTTTAAATTTACTTCCGATACCTATACTATTATTCTTATTAAGTTTATAAGATATTCCTGCCTTATATGTAATGTCTGATTGTTCGTATATAGAATCAAAACTATCTCTGAATCTTACACCACCTTTAATACTCCAGACATCATTTAATTTATATTTTAGACCAGGCTCTATGTGCCAGTATTCGTGACTTTTATCTCTAGTGAACTTATATCCAGCACCACCTCGTATGTACATACTAAGTTTACCATAAACTTTTTTAGAACTTATCAATGCAAATTCTGCTCTCTGGTCATTACTGGTAGAACTATCTTTTACTTTTAATCTTGTTTTTATTTCAGCAGAGAATACATCATTTAGTTTCTTACCAACAGTAAGTCCATACTCTGATGCATTTTTACCACCATTCAATCCATCTTGTAAACCATAACCAAATTTTGCATAATAACCATCTGCACTTACAGTAATAGGTAATGCAACAATACTTGCAATCATCAAATATTTTTTCATTATTGACAACTTCCCTTTGGGTGTTCGCCATTTTCTTCTGGTGATTTTCCGTGTTTTAAATAATAATCTCTAGCCTTACGAATATTCGCACCGTGATGATTTCCCATCTCACACCACTTTTTAATATATTCGTTTTCTGGTTCAAGTCTTAATACTTCTTTCACTAATGTTTCTTGTATTCTCCAATCCCATCTTTGTTTTGTACTTTGCATAATATATTACTCTCCTAGACCAAGTTTTGTTTTTTCTATTAAATAATTACGAACAAAACCAGAACGAACAATATCACCTATTGTAAATTCTACTGTTTCAAATTCTTTCATTTGTTCTAATATTCTCATAAAATCTTGTAGTCCTTCTTTTTCACTCATCTTGGTCAAATCTGATTGAAAGAAATCACCACAAAATATAATTTTACTGTCTTGACCAACTCTTGTAACAATCGTATCTAACTCGTGAAAGTTACAGTTCTGAGATTCGTCAACAATTACGACAGCGTTATCTAATGTTATACCACGAAGATATGAAGTTGTCAAGAAGGTAACACTACCTTGATTTTTTAATCTGTCGTATAACATACTAAATGCATTATCACTTGATTGTTCAAACATAAACTGAACCATATTGTGATATGGTACTTGGTACAATGCAGACTTATCTTCTTCATCACCAGGCAGAAACCCCATATCTCTTGTTGGAACAACTGAACGAATAATGATAACATTTTCGTACTTAGTTTTTGGGTCTAACACTTGCTCTAATGCTAGATACATTGATATAAAAGTTTTTCCAGTACCAGCTGCACCAAACAAAAACAAATTCTTATTGTCTTTTCTCCAGGCATTAAAGACTACCTTTTGATTATCTGTAATTGGTTTCACAGTAACTAAATTATCTAATTTAATGTCTTGTTTTTTACTCATAACTTTCCTCGTAATTATTTCCTAAATTATCAGTATATACTATTTTTTCTATATCTCCACTAAACAAAGTAAAGTAATGATTTTGTGATATACCGATTGTTCCCTCATATGAGAATATACCTTTACTTGTTTTAACAACAACAGAGTCAATATAATCTGCTGGTATTTCTGTTCTAGTTAATTGATCAAATTGTAGTCCAGAATAGTTTGGGTGATTGAATTGAATTCTTTTTTTATCAAAATGTAATTTATCATCAATAATATCTACTCTATCTTTTGGTACACTACTATCAACTAATGGTGTTGCAGAACAACCACCAGCTGCCTTAATATACTTTCTATTATAAAATAAATTACCATCTATATCTTCTGCAACAACAGTTAAGTGTGTGTATGCATTTACTCTTATATTAGTTTCAATATATGGTAATAAACCTACAAACTCAAATGTTGCACAACAAGGTGTTGGATTCTCGTCTATAATTAAAGTAAATTTAATTAAGTCTTTTGACTTTGTTGTGATAACAATAGGAACATTTCCACTATCTATTGCACGATAAGGTGATACAATAATTATGTCATCAGTTCGTTCTAAAAACTGTTCTTTATATAAATTATCTTTCAACCATTCTTTCCAACTATCTGAACAAACAGATATTGGAAATAGTAAAATAATAAGACTAAGGACTACGCTTTTTATGTTTATCATATGCTCTTTTTGCTTTTAATTTCTTAATTGATTTTTTACCATATCTATCTGCGAGTGGGCTAGTAGGGTGTTTTTCTGCAATCTTACTAAACACCTCTCTCATACCAGAATCACCCTTTTCACTTTTAGTAACTCCACTAACTACATTCATATTTAAATAATCAGCAGGTTCAATGTTAGGATTGACTTTTAAATACTCAACTTTCTCTTCGTAAGACATAAATTCGTCAAAATATTTATTTTCTTTTTTATTGTAAAAATCGTATCTAGGCATTTAATCTAACTTCTTATCAATCTCTAATCTCAAGTCAAGAATTCTTTCTTCTATATAATTGATTGCAGTATTTACATAACCCATATCTTCTGGGCCGTGTTCTTCTACAAACTTTTTTGCAATGTGTACTTCATCTTGAAGCATCATAAGTCTATCAAGTTTACTTGTCATAATATTATCTCCTTAGTTTTTTTTTATAATTTTTAATCTCACCTTTAAACTCTTTTAGTATTGTAAACATATCTATTGTTTGCATTACAAACATACCAAAAAAGAAGCCAGTAAAAAATAGTAATAATTCACCCATTTTTTCTCTCCAATTCTTCTATAAGTTCCTTAACTCTAATTTGTAAATCGTGTATTTGTTTTTGCATTTGTGCAATCTCAAACTGATACAATTCATCTTTACCTAACCAGTTTCTCTTTAACTCTTCTCTCTTTTTTTTCACTTCTTCACTCTCTAAATATTCTAAGTCACCTTTTACAATGTGTTCATTAATCATATCCCAATATCCTTTTCTTGAAACCATAATGGTATACTCCTATTCTTCCAAGTCGCAAATCTAGTCTTCTCTTTTATATAGTAGTTCTTATAAGCTGCGATTGGTTGATTAGGAATCTTGCAATAATCTGGCATACATTGGGGCATCTCAGTTAGTCTAGTATCTGGATTAATATTCTTTGGTATAATATTTAAGTATGGTAATCTATTTTCTACTGAGTGTTTCTTACCATATCTAAATGTATATTCTTTTAGTAAATTCATTAGTAAATGTAATAACCAAGAATAATTACCTTTGGTTTCTCTACACCATATTGCAGATGGGTGTTTAGTATGACACGCCAACATTAGGTTTTCTTCCATAAAGTCTGTTGGGTGTTTCCATCTTTTTACATTTCTACCAGTTTTAGATTTACCAGCATATTCTTTTCCGTCTAGTAATCTATGTGCAGTAGATAATAGTTGTGCATACTCTACACACATTTTTACAGCGTGTTTATCACAATGTTCCAAAGATGCAATCTTTGGGTCTTCATTAGTATAAAATATATTCACATTATCTCCTTCTATAAAAAATATGTCTACCAATTTTAACAGTTTTTTCAAAATCTCTTGACCATTTTGGTTTAACATAGTCAGCGTGATAATACAACGCACCGTCTGTAATGTCAAGCAAAGTTTTGAAATTTGATGCAACTAAACCCTCTGCAAGTGTAAACAGTTGATTATATGTGTAGTAATCTTTTATCTCATCTGATTTACCATCACAGTACCAACTAAATTGACACATATTTTTAATGGGTTTCTTTAAACCTTTTTCTTTTAACCACCATTGTGATATTTTAGCATCTTCTATAACACCACAAATTGTGTTTGGATATAATTCACTTTTTACTCTATTTAAAACTACATTGGTTACACCTAGAACTCCAGCTGTTCCCTCATTACGAGCTTCAAAATACATATTTTTTGCAAGACAAGTAATTTCTTGTTCGTCAATATATCTATCATATTGTGCAATTTCCATATATTGCATTTTTGGTGTTCTGTCTGGTCTATTGATACCAGCAATAATAACAACTGTTGATAATATTGATATAAAAACTTTAAAAAACACTCTGTGCCCCTCTGTGTTTTTGAATTGTAGGGAACGGTCTGGTAATCCAACTTGTTCCCTTACAACTCTGGGTTTAGTTCTCTTGGTCATCTTTCTTATTCATAATATAAGTGCCAAGACTCATAAACCCAATCCCAGCGACTGCGAGGATGGAAAGAGTAGTGAGAGAGGCGTCACCATCAACAGCACCAGCCGCAAGAATACTGAATATAAATCCAATCAAAAAATAAAACATAATATACCTATAAATTTAAATGTTAATAATATATGTTATTATAATAACATATTCTAATTAAATGTCAACCCCTATGCAGATTTTTTATAATCTTTGTGTTTAACATTTAAAAAATTGTCATCCCAATCAAATGCCTCTTGTACTACTTGTTTTGATAATCCTTTATATTTTTGATGTAATCTCTTATCCTTTGCAAGTATTAAAACTTCTGCTTCAGCCTCTTGTAATCCTTCTAACATTTGGACAAACATAGTTTCACATTTAACTTGTTTTAATTTATCGTTTCCACCTCTTATAAAGTGAAATAGTTTACTTGCTTCTTGTTCTAACCTTGTATGTTCAGTTCCAGCTGGTGCATCATTTTTAATAAATGGTACATCACCGTCTGGTAATCTCCATACAATCTTAGGGTCAAAGCTAGATTTCAAAATCATTTTCAATCCATCACTTCTGTATTTTCTTAATACTTCTATTTTTTTATCTTTTACTTTTGCATTATTGACCATTGTTAATACTTCGTGTATTAAAGGTCTTACAACATCATATGCCATTAAAAATCTCCTAGTTTTTCAGTTAGTTCTTTTAGTCTATGTTTCATAAAATAAGGTAATATTTTACTCCTATCACTTTGAGTAATTTTATTTACCCACATATTATATATAAGTTCCCCCAACTCATTTGGTATACTATCAAAGTCTATCAATGTTTTGTTTCTTTGATAGTTTCTTTTTATCTCACCCTCTGGAATACCATTCTCTTTCCATTCTGTTAATTTCTTTTTCGTTATAGGTCTTTGTCTTAATTCATCTACAAAGACAGTATCTTGTGATAAAACATTTGGAACACCATCACCTTTATCACCTCTTATAATATGTTCAAACTTATATTGTTCTGGGTTGTCATCAACCACAAATTTTTTCAAAGTCGGTGAATATTGTTTTACATTATTCTTTTCGTGTAATTGTATGAAGTCTTTATCTCCAGATATAATTAATATATCTTCATATAAATTTGGTGTAGAAGAAATCCTATTTGATATTATCGCAATAATATCATCAGCTTCTGCACCTTCAATTTTTAAAACTTTATATGGGAAATTTTCTTCTAACTCATTTTGAATTTTAGTTAGTATATCAAATAGTTCATTCCAATTTAAACTACTTTCACTTCTTGCTTTTTTACGATTTTGTTTGTAATATGGAAAGTAATCTTTTCTCCAACAATGTCTGTCATCATAACAAAGCACCAATTCACCAAAATCTTTACTGAATTTTGTTTTATATGACCTTAAAGAATTTAGTACCATATGCCTTACCAAATCTTCACTCAAAGGTTCATCTTTTATCTGTATCATCAAATTACTAATTGTAACTTGATTCATATCAACTAATATCATTTATTCTTTTTTTTGTCCAAAGCTTTTAAAAACTTAGGTATCAATTCCATTTTAAATATTGTGTTAGTATTACCCTTTTTATCTTTTTCTTGAACCATAAACTTATCAACTAAAGGTTGCATTTCGTGTTTAATATCTAAATCTCTGTAAATAGAGCTCTTGATTGATTCAATAACAAAAGATAAATCTTTTATAAATGTTGGGTTATTAACTTTCAATCCATTATCATCTAAAGCGTGTACTAATTGTACTATCAAGGCTTCAGTAAGTGTATCTGCAAAAGACATATCTTCATTAAGTCTTAACAAATTTTTGTCTGGCTTAACCACTTTTCTTTTACCCTTAAATCTTTTAGGAAATGTAATTATGTTATCGTTTTTCTTTTCCATAATAATATTTATGTCCAAAAGTTCATTAAACCAACAACTGATATAATAAACCCAACAGAGTTTAATAGTATGATAGAACCGTCTTTCCAATAATATCCAACACTAACCCATACAACACTACCAATGGTCATAAAGTATAGGTTTAGTGGATAGATATTAAAAGATGTAAAACATAAGCCTGTCAACAATAGGATAGAACCAAACCATTTTAGACCTCTAACATCTTTTCTTTTTCTATTTTTCTTATACATCTTCTTGTACTCGCAGCCTTCTCTTTTCTTTTTCTTTCACTTCTAGTTTCAAAGAACTCTCTTTTGCGAAGTTCATTGAACATATCTTCTTTTTGTAACTTCTTTTTAAGTTTTCTGATTGCCTTATCAATATTACCGTTTTCTACTGCAACAGCAGTACCAGGCAATCTTTTCTCTGGAAATCTTTTCTTTTTATTAAACTTATGTACTTGTTTGAATTTCATACATATCCTCCATTAATTGATTAGTAACTTCTGCTTCATATTGGTCAATGCCTGTTAAAAAAGCATTGATATCTGTTATTGATAGTTTTGTAATATCCGAAACATCTGCACACTTCATAACATAGTCTACAATGTGATTAGGGATATCTTCGTGTGTATTATAAAAAAAAATCATAATTTAAAATTGTACCTTTCTATCTCACTTTTAATCATTTCAGAATAATGTTTAAGATAACTTACTCCAGAGTCATTAATACCGTGTTTTTCTGTATTATTAACTTTTTCATTCATCATCTTGACAATCTCTGAAAGATTTTCAATAGCGAGTTGTTTATTTGTTTTTATTTCTTTCCATTCCATAATTACATCTTACCATAAAAATTAATATTGTCAACCCTAATTTAAAGTTTCTACTAACTCACCATTTTCTATTTTAACTAATCTAACTAATTGACCAAAGTTTGTTTTGAAAACTTCTACTAAATTATCATAATCTCCAGACATCATTTCTTTGACTATTGTGTCAATCTCATCTTTTGATAAATTTAATTTAACTCCTAAATATTTTGCCTTACTCATCAATGCAAATGCATTTCCGTCTGGGCCGTTTAAATTTACTTCTACTCTATACTGCAATTTTGCCTCCATTGTAATAACATCTTGTTTCTTTATCAGTAGGTTTAACATCTCCTCTGCCATCAGCTTCACACTCTACAATATCGTAATAACCTTTATTTTGACCTTCTATGGCACAAAATGCATTATTTACAGTATCAGTATAAAATGTATCTGGATTTAAATCTATATCAAATAGAGCATTAAATTTAGGGCTCCATTCGTCATACCACCAATTACCACAAGGTGTCATAGTCCGACCTTTTTTATCTAAAACTTTATAACATTTTTCCATTATTTTACCTCTTTCAAATTAAATTTACTTGTAAGAATATCTCTTACTCTTTCTCTGTCAAGACTATCACCATAAAATGGTAAAGAATCATCACTTGAAACATAGTCAATAGTTGCAGTAGTGATATTATCTCTAGTTGCACCCATATCATAGATACCATTTTTACCATAAAAATCATAAACATACTCTACAAATTCATTCATTCGTTTTGCAAATTTTAGACTATTAAATATATCTTTTTTTTCCATATTTTTCTCTCTTTCTTTCTTGATTATATTATTATTATACTTTGTTTTAAGAACAATGTCAAGTCTTTTTTTTAAATTATTTTGTTAATTTTCTTTGTTTTCTTCTTTGTTGTTCGTTCCAAACTTCTTCTTGAACTTGTAAAGAAGGCCACTCGTGGTCATCTTCTATTGTATCATTAACCCACGCTAACAAATCATTTGCTAACTTTTTTGCCTCTGTTTTACTAAGATTAACAACATTCATAGAATTATCAGATTGCATCCAATTAGTCTTTGGATTTCTTACAGTCAATACACTCAATCTTGCACCACCAAAACCAGCATACTGTCTTAAACTTATTGTTTTTTTATTTGAAGATTTAACTCTTTTACCCATTTTTTTGTCCTTTCTTTCTTGACTTTATGTATCTATTGTACCTTGTTTTGAGAACAATGTCAAGTAAAAAAGTTAAAAAAATGAAAAAAAGATATGAATTAAATCAATGACTTACGAAGATATGTTATATTTTCTGTAATCATTGTGGTTTCCATACCAATGAACTTCGGTATGAATCTTGTTTTTATTGGATTTTATAATGTGTTTTTCCCACCAATCTGGTTCTTTTACAGTACAATGTGCATTTTCACCGTTTGGTAGTATTGCTTGTGCAAGTCTAGTGCAAATCGCAAGATATACAAATTTGTTTGCCTTACTGTATATCTCATCAAGTATTTTAGGTACTATCTCTTCTGGTATATGTTCTAAAACATCTGTTGATATAACACCATCAAACTTATCCTCTGGTATGTTTTCGTGTTCTGGAAAGCCTGGGTCGTACATATAGATGTTTTCATCATTTATATGAAATAAGATGTTAAGGTGTGAATCTGTGTATTGACTACCCTTTCCACAACCATAATCTAATACTGTTTGAGAATTTGTTATCAAAACAATATTCGCAATGTTTGGGGTTTCTTTAAATAAACTAACACCTTGATAGGTGTTTTTATCTTCGTGCATTGACCTATACAAGTCAATATAATGTTGTTCAATGTCCATTATGTAACCTCATAAAATATTCTGCATCAATTAAAACTAATGGTTTTTGATTGTTTCTTTTTATAACAACAATCGGTTCATATTTACCAGCATTATCAGATGCCTGTTTATATGATTCCCATATATTTAATTTTTCTTGATTTTTACATTCAATAGAATATGGAAACTTTTCTCTTGCAGCTCTTGCCATAATTAAATCTTCACCACCAGCACCCATTGAACGACTTTCAATATCCTCTTCGTGTATATCTAATTTTTCTATGAGTTGTTCCCTAACCCATTTCTGTAATCTTCTACCTTTAGATTTTTTACTCTGTGTCTTCATCTACATTATCTTCATCAAGTTCTTCACCACAAAAAGGACAATGATTAACTTTATAGTATTCATCGTCCATATTGTGACTTATTTTAAATTCTGCTTCACAAGAATCGCAATAAATTGTTTTTCCAGGCATTACTGAATCTCACAAGAACCAGACGAACACGCAAGTTCTTGTGAACCTACTGTCATATCGGATTTCTCATACTCTGATAACTTATTCCAATCAACAGTAATAGGCATTTTATTCAATAAATCATTATACTCTTTTTCATCACAATCTTGATACGGTGCTTGTTTATATGTATGTTCACTATATGGTAAGAAACTTACTCCACTCATTAAGTCAAAGTTCTTATATACCCAAGCTCCAACATCAATCCATTCTTCTTCTTTTACAGAAATAGTAACTGAAGGTTTGTGTTCACACCAATGTACTTGATATGTTTTCCAAAGTTCTAGTTGTTCAATCGCAGTTAAATCTTGTCTAAATACTGCATCTGGACTACATTTTATTGGAAAAGAAAACACAGTAGTATCATTTGGTTTCATAACATCATCTTCATTAGGAAAACCTTCTTCTACCATCATCTTTGTAAGTGGGTCTTTCTTATCACCTCTTACAGTTCTAATATAATAAGGATTGTGTCTAGCGTGAATACCACTTGCACTATCTACTAATTGTGAAACAGTTCCAGACGGTTTCACACAAGTAATCGCAGCTGAGTGATTAATCTTTAATTTCTTAGACCAATCTTTGTTAGTATCTACTGACATTTGTTTAAGGTTCTTTAACAATGAATCTAAACCATTTAGTTTACCAGCAGTCCATTTATTATCCATAATACCAGTAAGAGATACACCTAATAATCTTTCTTCAACACAATTCTTTTTCCAATCTTTACTTACATATTTAAAATTAGTAAGTGTAGATTGAAATGTTCCAAGTATTGTTGCAAGTTTTACTTTTCTTAGTAATGTATCTTCTGTATCCTTTGGTCTGACAACAACTTCAGATAAGTTACAAAATTCTCTACTTCGTAAAATTATTTCTGAGCAAGGATTTGTTCCAAAATCATATCCAACATCTCTTCTTTCATTCTTCTCTGCAATTCTCTTTGCAGATTCTCTGTTGAATATTCCTCGTTCACCAGACTTAGAATCATAAAGTGCTTTCCATTCGTCCATAAAAATGCCTATGTCTGGTTTCTCAGTATAACAAGCAGAGTTATTCGCAAGTGCTCTTTGACCATTATCAATCCACCATTGACCAGACTTTGCAACTCTCATTCTATCGTCAGAAAGATTAGATAAACTAATTAATGCACTTCTTCTAACACCACCAACAACAACAATCTCTGCTGTTTTACAAACAATATCGTGACATTCAATAGAACTTAATTTTCTTCCGTGTGCATTTTGAAATATTTCTGTTGTGAATTCAAATAATCTATGTAATGGTTCAGGCCCAGATGCACGACCACCAAAAGTTTTTAGTGGAGCACCAGCTGGTCTTACTTTAGTTAAATCCCATTTAGGTATTTGTCCGTGATATAACATTGCAACAAGTTCTTTAAATGCTTTTGCCCAACCCATTTTACTGTCTTGAACAACAATAGTTGTATCACTAGGGTGAAACTCTTCTGCAACTGTTGGTAGATTACCAACAAATTGTCTTTCAACTGAGAATCCTACCCCAGTTCCATTCATCAATACATATAGTATTTCGTCAAATGCTTGTGGTCTATCAACTGCAACATAACTACAATTATAACCAGCAATATTTTCTCTTCTTAGTGCTTCACCAGCTGTCATTAAACATCTCATAGAAGGCATAATATCAAGATGTATTACTGCATCTTCCAACTCTTCTCTCAATGACTTATCTAGATTATATTTACAACTTTGTTTCAAATGTTCTTGAAAAAAATCAAAGTATCTAGTTACTGTTTCTCTCCAAGTTTCTCTTCTACCTTCTTTCGGTATCCACCTTGAGTATCTTGATAGGTGTATAAATTCTTGATAATTAGTTGGAAGTTTACCATTAAGCATCTATTTTTCTCCATTCGTTAAATCGGACTTTTGCTTCTAGTCCTTTATATGTGTTATTGTCTATTAGTTTTTTTATGTCTTTTACTCCAGACACAACCATTTCGTTGATGTCTTTCTGTTTTATTTGTTCTGGAAACAAACAAACAGAATAATCATCTTCTATGAAACTTCTAATTCTTTTTACTATTTCCCTATTTCTTGGTTCATTATCTGGTATCAAAGTTACACTATTCTTTTTATCAATTCTTAAATCAGAGTGTGCAGTTGCAATACAATTATCTAAAAATAAACTATCAATAGGCCCTTCTACCACATAAACCCTTTTATTCCAATCAACACTATCTAAACCATATAATTTTTTATCATCTGATAATCTTATAGTCAGATACTTCGGTTCTTCTTTACCAAATGCACGACCTTGTAGTGCAAACATTTTATTACTCTTATCTAAAAAAGGTATCACGAATCTAGGGTGATCACCCTTTAAAGATGGAAACTTGTTCGGTGCAAATGTGTTGACCCACTCATAGAATTTGTTGCAGAAAAACAACTTGTAATGAAAACGACTTTGAATATGTCTATTTCTGACCCATTTAGTTACTGGGTGGTCTGGACTAAGTTGTGAAATTTTCTTGAGTTTTTTGAGTGGAGAGTCCCCTTTTAAAAATACTGATTTAGATAAATTCAAATCTTTTTTTTTATCGTCTGATTGTATATATACATTCTTATTTTTATAGATTTCAAATGTATATTCTTTGTGCAAATCACTATTTACATATCTTAATAGACTACCAAAGTCAGTAGATTTCTCACAATTATGACATTTATAAACATAAAATGTCTTATTGAGTATCAGATAACCTCTAGCTTTAGTTTTAGACTTTTCTGAATCACCACAGTATGGACATCTGAAATTATATAAATTACCAGATTTCTTTTTAAACTGTGATAACTTTGAAGATAAAAGACCAATATATTTTGTATCAACGAAAGTGTTCATAGATAAACATTATATACCATAATTAAAAGATTGTCAATACTATATTGCAAACATTATTACTTTGTGAAGAATAAATCCAGCGACTATTGAACCACCGATAATAATCCATCTCCACTTTTCTAATATACCTACCCTATTAGATAATTCTCTTTGAAGTTGATGAAATCTTTCAATATCATCTGAATTGTGTTTACTTATAACTGCTACTATTTCTTTATAATTTGATGTAACCCTTGAATGTAATTCTTGTATTTCTCTTTTTATTTCTTTTTCGTGTTTAACTATTTCTTCTTCTTGTCTTCCAAGTTTTTCTTCGTGTACTGCAAGTATTTTGTTAATACAGTTTGATACATCTGTAAGTTTACTAATCGCAGTATCAAGGCGTGAGTGAATATGTTTCATATCACTCACATCCTTTTTAAGAAGTTCTAGTTCTGTTTTGATAGTCATACTTATATTTATAAGTGTTCAAAAATTTGACAACTTACATAATTTGACTAAACAAACAGTCAAACAAATGACTACCATTCAGACTTAACAATAGTCCAAACTCCGTATGCAATAGCAATGTAAGCAGCCCAAGTTATTAAACCTTGAAATAATAAACCAACAAGACCTACACCGACTAGCATTGCTCCATCCCAAGATGTTCTCTCTTGAACTCTATCACTAATCCATTCTCTAGCGTTTTGAATCCACTCTACCATCTTATTCTCCTATTTTTAAATTTCTTTTTCTATGTTTATTCCAAGCAAACCAACCACCAAGTCTTAGTGCCCAGTAGGCAAGATAGTTTAGAAAATAGAAACCATTTATTTCTATATTGATATCTCTGAAAATTTTATCTGCTTGTTTTTGGTCAACCATCAACAAAGAACTTTGTTGTAAAGCAGGTTTCAGAGCTGCATATTTATAAGCATAATCGTGGATTAAACCACCTAAAAGTAATACCCCAACTGGTGATAAAAAAGTTGCTAAAAACTTAGGTACACTTGCACCATCAAAAGAAAAACCTTTTGGTATTACATATTTAACACCATTTAGTTGGTAATGAAAATCTTTTGAAATTTCCCATCTTCTACTACCTAATAACCACATCAATATTGCACCCCAAAAACCTTTATCTCTAGTTGCGATTCTAATCGGTTTCATATGAGGGTACTCATCATATTTAAAATTGACTCTCCATTTATTAATTTGTTTTTTGTCTACAATGTTTATTATACAACCAATGATTATTAGTGCAATAACAACTGCCCATTGCCAAAATTGTTCTGCAAGTGATAATATCATTTCCATCATTTCTTTTCCTTAGATTCATAATACTCTTTGTATGACTTAATTATTTCTGATTTCTTTTTTAGATTGTTTCGTATTTGTGCAAAGTTTTTTGCAATAAGTTGATAATCATTATCTGTAAGACCAAATAATACTGGGTCAATACCTTGTTCTTCAAGTTTTTTAAACACTTCTTCTGCATTGTTTGATGTGATAACAATCCACTTGAGTGGTTCAAGTTTAGGTAATATTGGTTCTTCTAAATTAAGAGGCTGTCTTTCAACCTCTGTTGAAAAGATTTCTAATTTCTTAATACTAGAACAACTTGATACAGTAAATAAAAGGAGAAAAATTAGACTAATACGATACATAATTTGGATTCGCTATACTTGGACATTCGGTGTTGATTTCACTTTTTTTAGTTGCCATCAACTCTTTTTCTGTTAGTGGTGAACCAGATGAAATCTCAACGCATCGCAACGCATTTGCAGTTGCTTTGTTAATTATTCTTTGAATTGCTTTATCTTTTGCAATCGCAGTTTTACCAAAATCTCTACCACCTTTATTAAATCTATTATCTAGGTCACTTAATTCTTTTTGTAGATTATTTGATAAAATAGTAAGTTTTTTATTTGTTTCTATAATTGATTGAAAATCTTGTTTTTGTTGTTCTATGACTTGTTTTTGTGATTCTACACTTTGTTCTAATAACACATTATTTGCTTTGAGTACAGCATTATCTGCACGAAGCTTGTAAACATATGCAACTGCACCACCTATACCAACAACCATAATAATAGTAATAGCCATTTTTGCATAACCAAATATCATTTATCTAAACTCCGAATCAGATAAACCTCTAATTAATTTTAAAAAATTTTTAATTTGACTATTAGGAACATCTAATGTATCTGTTCCTATTTGTATCATCATTTTTTTACCACCAAATCTATCATCATCAAAAGATAATCTAACTCCACCTCTCATATATCTGTTTTCATCAAGTTCAAATCCTTCTTTAACTTTCATTCCCATTTTTTTTCGTAATGCATCTATTTCTTTTTTAATTGCATTTTGTTTAGGTGAACCACCAAGAGTTCTTAATGCTTTATTTGTTAATTTAAGAAGTTGTAATCTTTGTTCTGGTGTTCCCTTTCCACCAAAAAACTTATCACTGTCATATTTTTCATCTACAAAATCTTCCATTCTAATTTTACCAAGTTTGTTTATATCAGATGCTTTATAATTGTGTTTTAACATAAGTCTTGACATTGCCATTGTACTAACAAAAGGTATATCTGCTTTATATAATTGAATTAAACCATCTTTATTTGAATCAATCTTATCAAATATTTTCATCAAAGGTGTTGGATTAATCTTTTTACCTTTTAAAGGTTCATATGCTTTTCTAAGTTTGTTAATCATATCATTACTAAATTTAGCTGCATTTAAATCAGCCATAGGTTTAGTAGTTAAATCTGCATAAGGAAAATTGTAATATTCTTTAAACTTTTTCATATCAACCTACGCAAACTTCACTTGTTTCATTGCAAACTTTTGTAACTTTAAAAAGTCAGTAATTGTTCCGTTCATCAATTTTTCTATTTTCTTTTTATTATCTGGTTTTACTGCATCATATACTTTCATAATTGCATTTGCAGTAAACAAGTCAACAGTTGCCTGTTTGTCTTTAAACTTAACTTTTTGATTTTGTTTTCTTTTCACAATGTTTTGTAAAACTTTTAAATTAGTTTCCACAAGTTCGTGTTCGTTTCCAAAGTCATTTACTTTTTCTAGAATAGATGCAGTAAATGTTGTTTGAATTTCTAGTTCTTCTTTCAACCTTTTATTTAACATTCTATCTTCTTGTGGTATTTGATCTAGTTGAGGGGGATTTAATTCAGTAGGACTACCCATTGATGATTTACCAATAACTGTTCTTCCAAAATCGTTTACTTGTTTTTTACTACCTTTAACTCTTACATATTTTCCTAAGAGTGCAGCTTTTAAACCTAAACCCTTTGCACCATTAAATACTTTAAGTCCCATAACACTATCTTTTGTTTTAAGTGTCATAACTTCTTCTGTTATTTCCATTGTTTCTTCCTTGACTGTGTGTTCGTATGCTGGTTGTATTGCTAATAAACCTTGTTTAGATTTAGGAACATTCATCATTTTAATTGCAATTTGTTTTGCTTGGTTTATGTCTTTTACTTTATTTAAAGGAATTTCTACTTTCTTACCACCATAAAATGCAAGAAATCCAGCTAGTTTTTTCTCATTCATCATAGGTTCTTCCTTGAATGTAATTTGATTAGGGTCTGACACACCAAATTTTTTTAAGATTGCATCTATTTTACTAGGATTAATTTTCATCTTTATAGGGTCATACTCACCCTTACCAGCCCTACCAGTACCTAATTTAATTGGTTTAACACCCATATTCATAAGTGTTTTAACTAACAACATTGCAGTTCTGTCATTAGTAAAATCTGCAAGTCTATTTAAGATAACACTTCTTGGGTCAATTTTACTATATGCTTTCTTTTGTTTTTTATATGGAAAGTCATCCAATCTGCCTGGTGCATCATCTAATTCACCAGCAAGTGCAGCTATATCATCACCTAATTCATCATCTGGAATATGTGTATCTACAAAATCATATGCTTGTTTTGCATTAGGTTTTTTCTTAAAAAACTTAGTTAATTCATAACCAGATTTGTTTGATACTTCTGGGTTTCTATTGAAAATACCACTAGACATAGTTCCTTCTGTAATCTCTTCTACAACTTTTGCACTTTTAAAACCTATGAAGTTTTTTATATCAGCAACTTCTCTACCAATATCAACATTTTTACCACCATCAAGTGTTACTGAATCATCACTCATATTCTGTGTTATTTTGATTCGCTGATTTGGTCTACTCTTTTTGTTAATTAGATTTATATGGTTTACAATTTTTTGTATATCTCTGTCAACATTTCCTCTATTAAGTTTTATCTCTACTTTTTTCATTTCTTCAAGTTCAACTTCTTCTGCAAGAGACCAACCTTTTGATGTGTATTGTTTCAAATCTTTTTTATCAACTACGATAACTTTATTATTTTTTACAACCATAACTTCTTTACTAGGATTAATTAATTGTCTAGGTTGTTTTACTTTTTCATCAAGTTCAACTTCTTCTGAAACTCTTCTTGCTTCCCTTTGTTTCAGTATTCTTTGAACAAATTTCTTTGCAATAGATGTTCTACCATCATATAATTTTTTCTTTTTCTTTTTCATAGCAACTGTTGGGTCATCACCAGTGGCTGCAACACCAGCAGTAGATGTTGTCGGTGCATCTTCTTTTACATCTTTTTCTGGGAATCCAGTGAAAGGGTCTACTCTTACATATTTTTTCTTATCCATTAAATTTCTCCTAATGCATCTTCTACTGATACTGGTTCAATATCATCCATACTTACAAAAATCTTACTATTACTATTAGTATGTAGGACTGCAAAAACTGGAACTCCTAATACTGTATCAGATGGTAATGTGTCCTCTAATGTTTCCACATCATCATCTTTTTTTAATAAAGGTATATCCTCATCATCATCTTTTATAATATCGTTTGACAGTTTATAAACACCTTTTGGTAATTTACCATCAACTAAATCAACTTCTTCAGTAATCGTGTCATCTAGTTTAATATCATTTTCTTTTATAAACTTTAAAAATTCTCTTTCAAACATTTTAGGGTCAACACCCTCTTTGAATGTGTCCTTTAATAAAAAAAGTGCAGCTGCATAAGTTCCAACTTTAGAACCTAGTCCAGGCACTCTTGCAAAAATTCTTTTAATATTGAATACTAACTTGTGGAGAACAGTATATGCATTTCTTTCTTTGATTGTTGAAAGAGGTGTTGGTTTTGTTGTTCCAGGCACGACTTGTCGTAAACCTTTTTCGTTAATAATACCAAGTTTAAATGCATCAGTTTTTTCAAAAGGCGTTACTAATAATTTAATAAACCTATAAGTTACAAATAAATCTATCGCAGTTCCCATTAAATATTCCTTAAAATACTTTCTACTTTTTCGTCATTCTCTATATTTTTTAACTCACCTTCTGGAAGAATTTTTAAAAATTCCATAAATGGTTTTATATATTTCCATAACGAAGTTTCTAATTTAAATAATAAAAGTGTTGAACACGCATCTGCACCAAAGACATTATTTAAAACAATTATGTGATTTAAAATCAATCGTTCTTTCAAAGGCCCATTGTCTTGATACTTTCTCAACAATCTCTTAATATATTTGAATCTCTTCATATCATCAAGAAATTCTTTTTCATTATCCCCTTGAGGATTATTATAATGTTTCATCGCATACATCATAACATTATCAACAGTTATTTTCTCAAACATTATTTAATTTCGGCAGTGACCTTGAATTTTCCATTTTCTTTTTTTTCATAAACAAAATTAATGGAACGACCACCTTCAACTCTATGTGAAATACCATCATCATTAACAAACTCATTGTGAGGTGTGTCAATGTCTTTACCAAATCTACCACCGAATTGTGTTAACGGTGCAGATATGTTTCCAGAATCTTCTACTACATCAATATTTGGAAATGTTAATCCAATACTTGCAAGTCTTCTTCTCACAACACTAATAGTTTGTTCTGGTAACATATGATCCATTTCGGCAATACAACCCAAAAATGAATTAAGTTTTCTAACAACACCATCATCAGACACATCAACCATATCGTGGTCGGAGTCGTGTTGTGCATTAGAGTTCGCAGGCTTCGGCCCTCGTAGTTCAGTAATATACTGTTTAAAATCTATCATTATGATTTCCCTAATTTATTTTTTTTCTTTGAACCATCAGCACGAGGAATTAAACCTCGTGCCTTTAGTCTTGCAAGAGCAGTGAAACCTATTTTTTCACCTCTCTTATATTTTTTCAACATAGTATCTAGATGGTCACCCATCTTTTTACTTTTCATCTTTAAGTCAGACATTACTGAATGACAGTAGCAATACTTGTTGCGAAAGATGAAGTTGCAACTGCAGCCCAAGCAGTACCAGTATACATTAATGATACTGATTCACCAGCGGCATCTAGTACAACAGTAGTACCAGAACCAACTGTGGCGGCAGGAGTTACAGTGATGTTATTACCAGCAGTAGTACAAATAATTGTCTTCAACTGACCAGTTACACCAGCTGCAAGTGTTACAGTTACTGCACCACCAGATGAATCAACTGTTGAAACAGCAGTAGAAACTGAAACAGCAGTAGAAGTATTAGTTAGTGCTTCTGTACTGTTAGTTGCAATAAATGTTGGAATATAGTTAAATACATTCGCAGCTGAAATTTTCTTATTGATAGGTGTACCAGTTGGGTCATCTACAATGTGAAATAAATCAGCAGTTGCGATACCAGACCCTAAGTCTGTTAACGCAGTAATTTTCTTATCAGCCATATTTTATCTCCTATGGTCTAAACCCCAGCAATAGTGTGGGGAATGTTACTGTCGGCATCAGAATTTTCATCTTTTCCGACATCAGTTTTCTCACCGAATTCATTACAAAGCGCTATGGCACCAGCGATAGAGAATTTAGTTTGTTTCAACGACTCTACTTGTTTGAGTGCCTCTACAAGTTGATTCTCTACCTTTGATAATTCAACTTGTAATTCTTGTTTTCTCGTCTCAATATCTTTTAATTCCAAAGACATAATATACTCCTATAATTTAGATTCTAGCTATCTGGTAGTGCGATATCATCAGCAGCATCACCAGAAATACTTGAAGCAGCAACTAGAGTTTCATATTGAACTCTACCAGCACGACCACCAGTACCTACTGTTTTCTTAACCCAACCTACATGGCTAAGTTCTGTGGTGTTACTATCACCGTCATTACCTAAACCAGTTGAAGCTACAGCAGTTGCTGTTGTTGCACCAGTTACAATAGTAAATGTTTGAGCACTATGACCAGTACCAATATTAATCGCAGTTCCACCTTCAGTAGCTGCAATCTTAAAGGTATCGTCAGTTTTATCTCTAACAAATACAGTTTGTCCGTTAGTTACATTGGTCATTAAAGTTCCACCACCTACTTGGTTGTAAGTGATTTGGTCAGCATCTGTTAGTCCGTGTCCAGTAAATGTGATTACATTAGTACCAGCATTTACATTACCAGTTGGAATTGTCATTTTTGGTGCTTCAACTGTTACAGCTGGTGTAGATTGATAATCAGAACCTACTGCTGTTACAGTAATTGCAGAAACAGCTCCACCAGAAACTGTGGCAGTTGCAGTTGCAGTAGTACCAGTTAATGTTTGTGAGTTATTACCAACATTACTAGAACCACCAGTCATATCAAGTGCAGTACCAGCTTGTGCATTAGAAAGTGAACTTGCTAACTTAATAGTGTCTGCATCTACACGAATAACAAATAATTCAGTATCATCTGTAATGTTACCACTATTTTGTGCAAGATTAGTTCCACCTTGACTATTATAAGTTATAGATGTACCAGTTCTCATATTGTGGCCTGTAATGGTAAATGTATCGTTTGCAAGTGAAACATTTGCAGTTGTAAGAACTCTTGCAGTTGGCCCTGCAACAGTAATAGTTGGTGCTTGTACATATCTTGCACCAGTAGTTGATGTTAATGCAATATCAGTCACATTATCAACACCAGCAACAGATTCACCTTCATCTATACCAAATACAGTGCTATCAATAGTTCCACCGTGTCCGTTTATTGGTGGTCTTGATACAGTTGCGGCAACACCACTTTCTGTACTTCCACCAAAATCAGATGTTAATGTCATACCAGTATTTGTTTCACCAATAAATGTTTGTGAATTATTACCAGTTCCAGTTATATTAATTACTGAACCGCCTTCTGTTGCAGATACATCTATTGTATTTGCATCGTGAACAGTTTTAACAAATACGATTTGTCCGTCTGTGATTCCAGCGATTGCAGTTCCACCAGCTGCACTATATGTGAGTGGTGTGTTTGCAGTATATCCGTGTGAAGTAATGGTAATTCTTTCATTACTTGCGTTTACAGCAGATGTAGCAACTGTTCTAGGTGGTGTAAGGTCTTTTACTCTCACTTTTTCTCCACCAGCTGTAGTGACTACATCACCGATTTTTACTTCGGTTTTGTATGCTCCACTTGCATTAGCTTGTACAATCGCACTTCCATTCGTGTAAGTGTGAGTACCAGATAAAGCGGAGCCATCATTCATACTCCATAAACTCATTGTTTTCTCCTTATAGTTTTATAACTATTTATAACCTAATTTTTTCAATTCGTTTAATGTTGTACTCACAGACATATGATGTATTCCGATACCACCTTTTGATTTCCACTCTTTAATATTTTTAGCGTGGTCATCAATTAAAACATTAGGTTTATTGTTTGTCATTGCAAAATCTTGTTTTTGAGAACGCCTTACTAAATGTATACGGCTTCTCTGTGTTAAACTCAAATTCTTTCTCAACCATTTCATTTTACCAGGCACACAATTACTATCTTTTGTTGAATATGCAGATAATATATGTGAACCATATTTATTAACGAAACTCCATAATCTCTTTGCTCCAGGCATCCATTCTAAGTTTTCCCAAAAGGATTTATTCTTGTGAATAGTTGCCCATCTTTTTGCATTATCCATTTTTACAAAGGTTTGACCGACTTCTTTATCGGCACCTCCTAAAAAATCAACCAACACCATATCCATATCGCAAAATAGTGTTGGTAATTCCTCTTTCTCGCTTAATGTAGAATTATAAACATCATAAAAATTTTTCACTTTACCTCTCTTTTCATTCTGTTATTATAACACACTATCGTAGCTTGTCAACCCTATGCAGATTTTTTTTCTTCTTTAGAAGTTTCAATATCTGACATTGGTTTACCAGTCATAGTTTTATTCATTTTTTTACTTTTGATAAGTTCTTTGTCTTTTTTGTCTTTCTTATGGTTTTCGTGTCCTTCTTCGTGAACTATTTCTAAGTCTTTAGTTGGAACTTGTTTTTCAATTCCGTGTTGAAACCAAATATCATACCATTCAACCATACCTTTTTTATCTGGGTCGGCGTGCATTGAGTGTATTGTATTACCTCTACCCCATTTTTCGTGTACTACATTTTTTGCACACATATGCCAATGGTTGGCTGGGTTAGGTGAATCTTCTAGTTTATTTTCTTCTAATGATTCTTTATAAACTCTTTTACCTTGACTATGAAGTTGTTTAGCAATTTTAGCATTAGGGGCAAAAATGTGATTCTTATTATTAGGCGTATTTGAATTATCTTTTTTAACCTTACCACCTTTAACAATAAATCTATCATTCTCATAAGCGTCAGATTCTTTTACTGAATCACTCCATACTTTTTTTAGAGCATCTCTCATAGTATCAACTCTAAAATATGCGTTTTCATTCTTAGACATTTTTGATTCCTTTTCAGTTTCTTTTTTCATTGCTTTAGATATTGCTTTTCTTTTCTTGTGAAGAAATTTATCACTTGAATCAACATCTCCATCATTATCAATATCTTTATCTTTTCTATCGTCAAACTTTTTCTTTACAGCGTCTTTATTTACTGGGTCTAATTTTTTCTCGTAAATAGATAACACGGCATTTTCCAAAGTTCCATTTTTTGTATCAAAATACTTTGTCATTAATTTTCTCCTTGTTTATCACGACTTGCATCAGTAACATCTTTAATTTTTGCTCTTTGCATAATTGTGTCGTGTTTATCTTTCATTCTCTCTTTTTCTCTATTAATCAATTCTTTGGCGGCATCAGTAGCATCACCTTCCATCATACCAATATGCGATTGAACTCTTTTGGATTGACCTAAATGCATTTTAGATGCAGCTCTTAATTCATCACAAATAGTATCTAGTGTTTTGTTTTCTAAATCTAATCTATCAATACGAACTGCCTGACTTAAATGTTTTTTAGATGCACCTTTAAGTTCTTCAACAACTTTTTTCATATCCTCTAAATCACCTTCTTTTTCCATAATAACACTTTCTTCAATAGGGTTCAGAATATAATCTCTCATTTTATTCATACTGTTTGATGCAACTGCAAGTTTATTAGTCCACCAAGTTGGTAGTGAACCTTCCTTGTCCATAGAGTTTAGTTTACTCATAATCTCATTTGCATCTTCAATAACTGTTTTACATTTTCTAATCATTGATGGAACATCACTATGTCCATCTTCATTAAGTTCTTCTTTTAGTGCCTTCTCTGTTTTCTTTGCAATATCTTGTCCAAACTTCTTTGCAAGTGCAGACATAAGTTGTTTATCAAACTTCTTAACTTCAGGCCCCTTTTTAATACCTTTTTTTTCTAATTCACGATAATACTTAAATAAAGATGGTGATTTAATTTCAATTTTATTTGCAATTTCTATTCTTGCTTTCAAACCAAGTCCCTTTTCTCTAAGTTGTTTTGCTCTTACAACAAGGGCATCTTTTGTTGTTAATGACAATGACTGAGGATTCGTCATTGATACTTCATCAAGTTCAAAAGATTCTTTTTTTGCCATTTTAGTTGCAACTGCCATTTTAACTTGCATACCTTTTTCTTTACCATATCTTTTTTCAAAATCTTTTAAAGGTAAATCTTTTGCAATCTCTTCTCTGCGTTTCAACTCATTTGGAGTCAGTGTTCTTTCCCTAACTTGTTGATACATCTCTGTCATAGTTTTTCTATATGTTGTCATATTTATTCCTAATTATCAACCTTTGCACCTTTTCTCCACTGATAACAACTCCAGTATCGTGCCTTTGTTTTTGGGCCAGGATTATCACAATTATGTCTTGCTCTAAAACTCTTTAATCTGTTAGGGTCATCCCTTTTTATTTCCATATTTGGATCGCCGAAAGTCACTTTAACTACATTACCTTTTTCATTTTTCACATAAACACCAAATTTTTTATTACTTCCACTAGGTAGTCTAAATGGGTCATTTAACTTAACTTTACGACCTTGATATTCAGATTCTACTATGTCTAATTTCTCTATATATTTATCTTCTAAATCATCTTTAGAAATCTTTGACCTCATAAGATTATAGGTTTCTTGGAGTTTTTCTTCCCATTCATCTTTGTATCTTTCTTGATACTCTTTTCTAGTAGACGGTCTTTCAAACCAGTCTTGTATGTTGGATTCACTCGCAACCTTTGACTTGACTGACTGTTCATAATCTTGGCCTGGTGTAACATCAAATGTATGTCTAGCATAAGGTTCTCCTATTTCATATGATTCTTTCTTCTTTTTCTTTTTAGATGCTCTTGCTTGTTTTTGTAAATCTGGGTCTGCTTTACCACCAGTTAACATTGAGTTCACTCTTGCAAATGCCCATTGTTGTGGAGTAGTGCCTGGTCTGTGTCCAGTTTTCCAAGCTGCAAGTCCTCTATCATAACTCTTCTTTAGAATACCATAAGGAACACCAGTTTGTTGTGATTTCTTAACAAGACCAGCAATCTTCTCAGTAAGATTTACAGATTCATCTATTTCAAAATCAACTTTAGCTGCAAGGT